AATGCTCAAATAGCTTGTAAATATTAAGGATAAATATTTCTATGACTTATTGTATGAATTGTGGACATTCCTGTCATTGTGACAAGATTTGTTGGCAAAAATATGATGAAGGAGGCGATACTTTGTGTTGCAAACATTGTAGACATGAGGAAAACACTGAAAAAAATGAAAAAGAGGAATAATTATGAGTAAAATGAGAATATTTAAGTTTTGGAATGAAGCAGGAGACGAAAAAGAGAAAGAATCGATGAGTTTGAAAAAGGCAGTAATGTCAGTTCAAGGAGATTTTAAGGATCAGTTTATAGGAGTTGAATTTATCAGTAAAAAAGGTAAAAAAATTGAAACTACAATAAAATTACCTATAGGCAGAAAAATAAGAGAAGGAATATTAAAAGATAAACGAAGAGCAGCTGAAAAAGCGGCTAGAGAGGCTAGATAGTGCCAGCAGTAAGTAGAAAAGGTGATAGTTTAAGTACAGGACACATATGTGTCGGCACAACTATACTTGATACGCCTGGTCAATCTACTGTTAGAGCAAATAGTATCTTAATTGCGAGAGTGGGTGACCCTACAGTTCCCCACCCTTACCCGCCGGCGCCACCTTGTGCTGACCACGTTGCAAATGTTAATGTTGGTAGTTCAACGGTTTCAGTATGTGGTAGTCCTATTGCAAGAATTGGTGATAGTACAGACGATGGAGCTATGACTGCAGGCTCTGGTAATGTTTTTTCAGGTTAATCCTAATTAGCGTATAAATATATACGTAATGCCAAATTTTGATAGTAGCAACACAAACGATAGTAAAAGAGCAAATAGAATCTATAAAGACTTGGATTTGAATTTTGGTCGTAATCCTGTTACTAATGATGTTAACAAATTGAGTGATGTAGAGGCCGTTAAGAGAAGTGTTAGAAATTTAATACAAACTTCTCACTTTGAGAGACCTTTTCATCCAGAAATTGGTAGTGATGTTAGAAGAATGTTATTTGAACCAATGACACCTCTTACAGCGCTTAACTTACAAAGAAAGGTTAACGAAGTTCTTGATAATTTTGAGCCTAGAATTAAATTAGTACAAATTTTAGCTAGACCAGATATTGATAGAAATAGTTATCACTTAACAATCATGTTTTACGTTATAGGTTCAATGGAGCCGGTAACAGTAGAAACATTTTTAGAAAGATTAAGATAAAATGGCAAGTAATAAACTCGTAGTATCAGATTTTGACTTTGACAACATCAAAGCAAACTTAAAAACATTCTTACAAAATCAACCAGAATTTTCAGACTATAATTTTGAAGGATCAGGCTTTGCCGTTCTTTTAGATACATTAGCATACAATACACATTATCTTGGTTTCAATGCCAACATGTTTGTAAATGAATCTTATTTAGATTCTGCTGACATAAGAAAAAATGTAGTCGCATTAGCTAAAGCAATTGGTTATACACCATCAAGTGTTAAAGCGCCAATGGCTGAAGTAGATATTTTAGTTAACAACGCTTCAGGCTCAAGTATATTGATGAATAAAGGTACAACGTTTACAACTACAGTAGATGGAACAGGATATAACTTTCTTACTAACGAAGATATTACAATTACACCAGTAGATGGTGTTTACAAGTTTTCAGGAGTTAATTTATACGAAGGTACTTTAGTCACTTTCAAATATACAGTTGATAGTGCAGATACAGATCAAAAATTCCTAATAAAAAATTTAGAAGCTGATACTGCTACTTTAAAAGTAACAGTTCAAAGCTCTATATCAGATTCAACAACAAATACATACACACTAGCTACAGGTTTAAGAAATTTAGATAATACATCTAAAGTTTATTTCTTACAAGAAACAGATAATGGTAAATTTGAAGTTTACTTTGGCGATGGTGTTATTGGTAACAAATTAGAAGATGGCAATATAGTTATATTAGAATATATTGTCACAAACAAAGATGAGGCTAACGGAGCTTCTTCTTTTGAGTTAGGGTCAAACATTGGTGGTTTTACTAATGTGACTATAACAACAAAATCAAACGCTCAAGGCGGAGGCGAGGCTGAAACAAAAGAGTCTATTAGATTTAATGCGCCTTTACAATATACATCACAAGATAGAGCAGTCACAGCAACAGATTATGAATCAATTGTTAAGACTTTATATCCTAATGCATTATCAGTTAGTGCTTGGGGAGGAGAAGATGATGAAACGCCAGTTTATGGTGTGGTAAAAATTTCTATTAAGGCTGCTTCAGGTTCAACTCTAACAGAGGCAACTAAAGCGTCTATTGTTAAAGGTTTAATACCTTACAACGTAGCTTCAGTTAGACCTCAAATTATTGATCCAGAAACAACATCACTTGTACTATCAAGTGTTGCTAAGTACGATAAAAAAGGTACAAGTAAATCAGCAGACACTTTAAAGTCAGAAATAATAGAAGCGATAACAAATTACAATACAACTACTTTACAAAAGTTTGATGGTGTATTCAGATTTTCTAAATTAACAGGTTTAATAGATGATGTTGATACAAGTATATTATCTAACATCACAACTCTTAATATGAGAAAGAATTTTACACCTACTATTGCGTCTTCAACAAAATACGATATTTATTTTAGAAATGCAGTATACAATCCACATTCAGGTCATTCATCTGTTTTATCATCAACAGGTTTCAAAGTTTCAGGTAGTAATTACGAAATGTTTTTAGATGATGATAGTAATGGTAATGTTAGAAGATATTATCTAGTAAGTGGTGTTAAAACATATGCTAACAACACACAAGGTACTATTAATTACGAAACAGGTCAGGTAACTCTAAATTCATTGAACATAGCTTCTATATCTAATATAAGAAATGAATCATCTAACGTTATTGAGATTACAGTTAAGCCAAATTCAAACGATATTGTTCCTGTAAGAGATCAAATTATAGAAATAGACGTTGCAACGTCAAACATAACTGTAGAGGAAGATACATTTGTTGGTGGTTCATCTGAAGCTGGAGTAGGCTACAATACAACAACAAGTCATTAATAACAATGGCAAAGTTTGATAATAAAATATCCAATTTAATACCGACACAATTACCAGATTTTGTAGTTGATGATCACCCAAAATTTGTAGAATTTTTAAAAACTTACTACCAATTTATGGAAGCTGGTGAATTACAAGTCACTTCTATTGAAACTACAGACGGAATTAATTTAGAAAATCAAACAGGCGTAGAAAGCAATTTAGTATTAGATGGTGGATCACTTGGCGCTGAAAAAACACAATTAGACCTTAATGATAAAATATTATTAGAAGATAGTATCTATGGTAAATTTACATATAAAGAAACTATAACAGGACAAACTTCTAAAGCAACTGCTACTGTATTAGCTGAAGATTTAGATAATGGAAGATTATTCATAACATCACAAGACAAATTTATAATTGGAGAAGTTATTTTAGGAGAAACTTCTAATGCTCAAGCAGTTGTTAACAAATATAGACCTAATCCTGTTCAATCTATTCAACAATTAACAAATTTTAGGGATCCTGATAAAGTTATTTCTGATTTCTTAAATAATTTTAGGGACGAGTTTTTTAAAACTATTCCAGAAAATTTATCTTCAGGAATAAACAAAAGAAACTTAATTAAGAATATTAAATCATTATATAAATTAAAAGGCACACAAAAAGGTCACGAATTATTTTTTAGAATACTTTTTAACGATAACTCTCAAACATTTTATCCAAGAACACAAATGATGAAAGTATCAGACGGTTCTTGGAATACACAAACAGTTTTAAGAGTATTAGGTTCACAAGGCGAACCTTTAAATTTAGTAGGTAGACAAATAAAAGGAAGAACATCTAAAGCAACAGCAATAGTAGAAAATGTTGAAAAATTTTATATTGGCGCTAGTGCTGTTTCTGAAATTACTATAAACAAAGATACTATCATAGGTACTTTTGTAGTAAATGAAGTAATTGAAGGAACAGAATCAGATCAATCTGATTATTACATATTAGCTACAATTACAGGTGTACCAGGAGAAAAAACAATTACTAACGATGGTAATCTTTACACAACAGACGATCTTATAAAAATTACAGGTGGTGGCGAACAAGCTGCTATGCAAATTAGTGATATTGGTCCAGGTAAAATAACAGATATATTTGTTGACGCTGGTGGATCAGGTTATGAAATAGGAGACACTTTAACTTTTGCTAACACAGGAACATATGGTTTAAATGCAGCTGGTGTGGTTACAGTTGTTAATGGTGCTGTTGCTAATGAAGATGGCGATCATATATGTTTAGAAGACGAAACATCTGCTGGTGATCATTTAACAGGAGATAAAATTGTTTTTGAATCAGGCACAGGTACAGGAGATATTACAGACATATACTTAACAAACGGTGGTGATGGATATAAATCTTTACCAACTGTTTCAGTTACATCTACGTTAGGATCAGGTGCAAGTGTATTAGCATATGGTACAGAAATAGGAAAAGTTTTAGGAATAACAACATCAAATTTAGGTATTAATTATCATCAAAGTCCTACACCACCAACATTATCTTTTGTAAACAATTTATTTGTTATGACAGTTAGTGGTTCTTTTCTTAATGGAGAAACGGTAACTGGTGCTATTTCAGGTGCAACAGGATTAGTTTCAGGTTGGAGTTCAGATACAAACATTTTAAAATTAAAAGAAATTTCAGGTACTTTTCAAGCAGACGAATCAGTATCATCAAGTTCAGGTAGTGCAACTATTAAAAGAATAGATGTCACTTCAGCAACTGTAGCTGTTCAATCAATTGTAGATACAGATGGTAGATTTACTAATGAAAAAGGACATATTTCAGAAACTACAATGAAAGTACAAGATAGTTTATACTATCAAGATTTTTCTTATGTATTAAAAGTAGGTAACTCAATTAATTTATGGAGAGACGCATTTAAAAAAACAATGCATACTTCAGGTTTTTATTTTACAGGACAAGTTGATTTAGAAAGCAGAATTAATATGCAAGTTAGCGTAGCAACTGGTTACGCAACTGGTGTAGTTGGTACTCCGTTGATTTCAATGATGAAATTAATATTTGAAACTGTATTTGGTAGAAGAACAGGAACAGTTGATGATGGTTCAGCAGTATCAGTTAACCCTCAACAACCTAATCCAAATAACTCTAGAGACGTGACTGTAACAAGAGCTCCTATAGGTGTTAGATTAAATTTAAGAATAAGAAGATTAGTAGGAACAGGTGTACCACCTAATACTATTAATATAAATCAAGGATTTGCATATTGTGGTCCTAGATTTTCTTCAATAAACAAATGGGCTAATACGGCATATGGTGTCACTGGTAATAGATCAGGTGGTATCAATGGTACAACTGGTAATACTTTTAATAGATTAAATGAATTAAAAATCACTGGTACTAGATCAAGTCTAGATGGTACAACAGCATTATTGGGAATGATAAGTGGTACTAATGCAAATGAAGATGATTTTGGGTTTATGTTAAAGACCAACTTCGCTTTTCCAACGGATATCACATTCCCAGGAGAAGAATCGTTTAGTGGTAGTTCTATAACTTTTGACAAAGACAATAAGAAATTTGACCAAACAAACGTATAAATATAACTATAAATAGAGATAGAAATGGCAAAACAAACAATAGCAATCGGTTCAACTCCTAATGACGGCACAGGTTCTACTATTAGAGCTGGTGGCGATTTAATTAACGATAACTTTAACGAAATCTATACTACTTTCGGAGATGGTACAAATTTAAGTACTGGTGTAATTACTGGTAAACAAGAAGGAACAAACTTCTCAAACTCTATAATGATCGGTCACTCGGTGACAGGTACTTTGAGTTCAGCACAAGAAAACGTTGCTGTTGGTAAAACATCTTTAAGAGCAATTACTTCAGGAGACGATAACGTTGCCGTGGGTTTTGCAGCTTTACAATCAGTTACATCTTCAGGAAAAAGTGTAGCTGTAGGACACTCAGCAGGTAAAGACGCAACAGGAGAAAAAAATACTGTTATAGGCGCAAACGCAGGTGTAAAAGTATCTTCAGGACAACACAATACTTTTGTAGGTTATAATGCAGGTCAAACTATAGAAACTGGATCAGGTAATGTTATTATAGGAAATGCCTCTGGTAATACAGCAGGTGAAACTAGAGCAATGATAATTGCAGGATCAGATGGTTCTACTTTGACAACTTGGTTGGAAGGAGATAGTACAGGTGAGGTTACAGTATTTGGTAACCCAACAAAAAATTTAGGTATTGCAACAAAACAATACGTTGATTCAAATATTACAGCAAATGACGAAATATCTGAAATGTCAGATGTCACTTTGACAAGTATCGCAAGTGGTGATATTTTACAGTGGAACGGTAGTGCTTTTGTTAATACTGCTTTAGGTACAATAGGTACTATGGCTGCTCAAAATGCTAATGCAGTTGCA